CTTAACTAAAGGACAGTAAAATGTTAATTCAAGGCATCGTTGGACAGCCGTCCACATCATCAATTCAGGCAGGCACAACTCCAACTGTGCGGTCTGGACAATTAGGCGATTTAATCGTTTCCGAACTTCATGGTCGTTTTTACGAACAAGTTTATCGTGGTAACGTGTACTCAGCAGGTTCTTCTGTAACAGCTTTATCTGCGAACACCATCACTTTAACTGCTACAACGACTCCAATCGTAGGTGTTTATAACCCAACGACATCAACTGTAAACTGTGTAATTTTACAAGCTTCATTACAAGCTTTTATTAACACACTAACAACTCCTGTTGGTGCAGGTGGTTTTGTATGGGCATCTTCCGTTGGTAACGCTGCTGTATCTACAGGTGCTAACCCATTTAACCGTAAAACATTAGCTTCTGCTGGTTCACAAGCTAAAGCATTTAACGGTGGTGTGGCATTAACAGGTTTAACCAACAACTTGGTAATCTTTGAAGGTGCGGACTTTACTAACCCAACTGGTCAGACTTACGGTACGATTGTTGCCCCAACATCAGGTACTACATTAACTTCATTCGGTGGTGTAGAAAACTTTGACGGCAACTTAATCGTTCCTCCTGGTGGTGTGTTGGCATTGTTGAATACAACTTCAACAACTACAATGTCAGTTACTTCACGCTTATTGTGGGAAGAAGTACCTGTTTAACAGATGGGGGATTTTTTCCCCCTTTTACTATGGAGTAAAGCATGGCACAAAGTGGATATACACCTGTTTTTATTTATTCTAGTTCTACGGCTAGTAATGTGCCATCGGCATCAAATTTAACGAACTCATCAAGTGGTTCGGAACTTGCTATCAACATTGCGGATGGTAAGTTGTTTTATAAAGATAGTAGCGGCGTGGTGCAGGTTATTGCCTCTAAGGCAGGTAACGTCAACGTCTCCTCATTCAGCGCAGGTTCTACAGGACTTACACCTAGTACGGCAACAACGGGTGCGGTGACACTCGGCGGTACACTAATTACAAGCAACGGTGGTACAGGCTTAACAAGCTATACAGCAGGTGATTTACCGTATTACGCTTCAGGAACGGCATTATCTAAGTTAGGTATTGGCACAAGCGGTCAGGTATTAACTTCAAGTGGTACAGCACCACAATGGGCAACACTAAGTGGCGTTGCTGTTACTACATTCCAAACATCTTTATCTGGCTTAACTCCTTCTACTGCAACAAGCGGTGCGGTTACATTGGCAGGTACTCTCGGTGTTGCTTCAGGTGGCACAGGCTTAACGACTCTAACTGCTGGCTATATTCCTTATGGTAATGGTACAAGTGCTTTATCAACCAGTTCTAATTTAACTTTTAACGGCACTACACTTAGAGTAAGTAGCGGCAGTTCTACACCTGCTTTGCAAGTATTTGGTGCAAGCACATCTCAAGGGCAAATTCAGTTTGGTTCTGTTAATAACTATTTAATTCAAGGGGGGTCAGATTATTTTGGTATTAATTTCAATACTAACAACGCAACTCGTTATACTATTTCGGATACAGGGGTTTCAGTTTGGAATGTAGCTGGTTCTGAACAAATGCGTCTTAATAGCACAGGATTAGGCATTGGGACTGCTAGTCCTAGTACATTACTTGATGTAAATGGTGATATTACACAACGCAATGGTGGCGGTGTAATTGTTGGTAACATTCAAAATAGTAGTGGTTGGTATGATTTAAAAGCAAGTGCTAACGTCAATGGTGTGCAAATTTCAACTGCGGCTGCAACACCTGTACGTTTTTTACCTAACAACACAGAAGCAATGCGTATTGACTCTAGTGGTAATGTAGGTATTGGTACTACATCGACTAGCAATTACAAGTTAAATGTAGCTTCAAGCGTTGGTATTGGTGCATCAGCTAATGGAACTTCAGCCTTGTACTTTAATGGTGCAATCGGTGGGGACTCTATTAATGCTGGTTCTTTTATACAAGGAACTTATACAGCTTACGGAACAAACTCTGCTGGTGCGTTAATTTTTGGTACAAACCCAAGCACAACTGGTGCAGTAGAGCGTATGCGTATTGACTCTAGTGGTAATGTAGGTATTGGTACAAGTAGTCCATCATCTGTTTTAACAGTTAGAAGTGCAGGTTCTTCAGGTTCACTTTCTTTAGCCGCCGCTTCAGGTAGTGGTGGTGCTAGTTTTATTCTTATGGGAAATGCAGATTCAGGAGGTACTGCGGGTCCAAATGTTATTCTATCCGCTAATAGAAATTTACAGTTTGGAGTAGGCGATAGTTTTACATTGGCAACTGGTGGAACATTTACAGAGTATATGCGTATTGACTCTAGTGGTAATNTAGGACTTGGTGTTACTCCTAGTGCTTGGAGTTCTGGTAAAGCAATTGATATTTCTACGGTTACTAGTTTGTGGAGTTTTTCTACTCAAACCCATTTGATAAGCAACGGATATTACAACGGCACAAACTTCATTTATAAATCGACAAATGCCGCCGCTGATTACGCTCAGATTGATAACACGCATCGTTGGTATATAGCACCATCAGGCACAGCAGGAAACGCTATAACATTTACGCAAGCATTAACATTAACTAATGTATCTAATTTACTTTTAGGCGGTACATCTGACCCGACAAGCGCATCAGGTTGTTTAGTAATTTATAACAGAACGGCAGCACCAACAGGAAACATTGCAGGTGGTACTTTATATGTAGAGGCTGGTGCTTTAAAATATAGAGGCTCATCGGGAACTGTAACCACATTGGCGGTAGCATGATTACGCAAGAACTTGTACAGCACTATTTTGATTACAAAAATGACCATTTGTATTGGAAAAATGTTGTTCATTTAAACCAATCAAAATTAATTGGTCAAAAAGCTGGCTCTATTCACTCCACAGGTTATAGACATATTACTTTTATGAACAAGCAACACAAAGCACATAGATTAATTTGGCTGTATGTTTATGGGTATTTACCTAAAGAAATTGACCACATTGATGGCAATAGACAAAATAATAAGTTAGAAAATTTACGAGAAGTTACTCGCAGTCAAAACCAATACAATAAAATTATGCAAAAAAACACTGCATCAGGTATTAAGGGTGTAAATTGGCATAAAAAATCAAAATCATGGGTTGTTCGTTTAAATGTAAATAATCAACCAAAACATTTTGGGTATTTTAAAGACTTGGAACTTGCTGAACTTGTAGCAATAGAAGCAAGAGATAAATTTCACAAAGGTTATGCACGACAATGACATACCTACTACTAGCTATCTTTGTCTTACTCCAAATCGGTGATGTATGGACAACCTACAACGTCATTAAGGAGAATAAAGGACACGAAGGCAATGCTATTATGGCATGGCTCATGGATAAGTTAGGTATTCTACCTGCGTTTTTTGTAATGAAGGTATCGGCATTGGTGGCTGTTTATTTTTTACCTTGGCAAGCTATACTTGTATTAGACGCAATTTATGCGTATGTTGTTTTTCAAAACTATTCCATTTGGAAAGGAAAATCATGATTTCTTTTGTGTGGCAAGTAACCAATATGTCGATATTGCCCAATGTGCCAAATTTACCTGATTACGTTGTATTGGTAAATGGCACGGTAACAGGTTCAAATGATGCAAACCCACCTGTAACGGCATTTCAATTCTTTAACGTGCAACTAGTGGTAGATGATGACCAAGAAGATTACATACCATATGAAGATTTAACCGAAGAACAAGTGATTGAATGGGTGCAAGAAGTATTAACACCAACAGGGGTAAGTAATCTTGAAATTAACATTACGAACCAAATTGATAGTATTGTGAATCCACCTGTAGTTCCGATTCCACAACCTTTACCGTGGCAAGGGTAAGTCGTCAGCCCACTTTGATGACAATTTTTTAGGATATTAAAAAATGGACAAAATAGCATTAACAACTGATTTACTAAATGGCATTATGCAATATTTGGGTTCACGCCCTTTTGTTGAAGTCGCTGGATTAATTGCTGAAATACAAAAACAAGCCTCAGAACAAGGGGCTACACCTGTAGAAAAACCAACTGAGGAAAGTTAACGATGGAACACTTAGAAGCACAAGTAACGGATAATGACAAACGACTATCAATACATGAAGCAGTTTGTGCTGAGCGATACGAAGGAATTCAAGATGCATTTAAAAAAGGCACACAAAGAATGCAAAAAATTGAATATCTTTTATATGCCGTTATTGTTACCGTGCTTCTAGGTCCTCAATTTGCATTAAAACTTTTAGAAAAATGGTTAAGTTGATATGTCTTGGCTAGAATCCATCGCCCCAACGATAGCAACAGCCGTAGCAGGTCCTTTAGGGGGTTTAGCCTACGAAGCTGTAGCAAAAGTATTAGGCGTATCCCAAGATGATGCTAAAAAGATGTTAGATGATGGCAAGATGTCAGCCGACCAAATAGCACAAGTCAAGATTGCCGAAATTGAACTAAAGAAAACAGAAGAACAATTAGGGTTGAACTTTGAATCCCTTGCGGTAGATGATAGAAAATCGGCAAGGCAAATGCAAATATCTACCAATAGTGTAGTGCCACCCTTACTTTCTATTTTAGTGGTTACGGCTTGGGCATTGATTCAATACTTTTTACTAACCCATATTGTGGCTAGTGAAATGCGTGAATTGGTGGCACGAGTATTGGGAACATTGGATAGTGCATTAATGTTGGTTTTATCGTTTTATTTTGGTTCTAGTTCAGGTTCTAGGCAAAAAGATGAAATGTTGTGGAAATCATCACCAACGGATGTGAAATGAAAGAAAATTATGTGCCATCGCTTCGGTGTGTATTGAAGAGCGAGGGGCTTTGGTCGGATAACCCTAAAGACCTAGGTGGTGCTACGATGAAAGGCATTACGTTAGATACCTATCGAAGGTGGAAACGCAATCCTTACATCACCAAAGAACAATTAAAGGCAATTAGCGATAGTGAAGTGTATGATTTATACAAACAGTTATATTGGAATAAGGTATTAGGCGATGATTTACCTCTTGGCATTGACTATGCCGTATTTGATGCTAGTGTTAATCTTGGTGTGGGTAGGGCTTCCAAGCTCATACAAGAGGCGGTTGGAGTTGTTGCGGATGGCGTGTTGGGACAAAAGAGCTTATACGCTATTCAAACGGCTAATCCAAAAGAATTGATAGAGAAGTTTAGCAATGCAAAGAAGGTATATTACGAAAGTCGCCCCAAAGAACAATTTGAAGAATTTGGCAAGGGGTGGTTAAATCGTGTAGCAGAAGTAAAAATGAATGTGCAAAACATGGTAGTTTAAGGCAAAAAAGGTTAAAATAGTAAAAACTGTTTGGGATAAACGGTTGGCATGGTTAAAGGACAATTATGGCGACTCAAACAACTCCTACAAACACTTCCGCATCGGTAATGACGTATACGTCGTTAATAGCCGATGTTCAACAGTATCTTGAACGAAATGATTCTGCTGTAACCAATCAAATTCCTGAATTCATCATGTTGGCTGAATTTGAAATCGCCCAACAGATTAAAACATTAGGTCAATTACAAGTAGTAGCAAGCACAATGACCGCTACCAATCCTGTAATTCCAAAGCCTGCACGATGGCGTAAAACGGTAAGCATGAACCTTACAAGTAGTGGTCAAATACAACCTATCTTTCTTCGCAAATACGAATATTTAAGGCAATATAGCCCTAGTTCTACGACTACAGGAACGCCTTTGTATTTTGCCGATTACAACTACGATAATTGGATAGTAGCCCCTACACCCGACCAAAACTATGCGTTTGAGGTTTTATATTACGAACGGCTTGCACCTTTATCTGCCGATAACCAAACCAATTGGCTAACCCAAAACGCCCCTAATGCGATGTTATTTGGTACATTATTACAAGCTATTTTGTTTGTAAAGAACGACCAACGTCAAATCTTCCAACAAAAGTATGACGCTGCGATACAAGTGTTGAAACAAGAAGACCAATTACGCCTTGCGGATAGACAGGCGATTGCTATTGAAAGTTAATGATGACGATATCCAATCCTACCTATACCAATCCCTTTACAGGACAAACGGTTAATCCAAGCCCTGTATCGTATGAATCCCTAACGATTAGTGCAAACACAACCCTTCAATGGGCAATTGTTGGCAATAATCAAAATCAAGTTACCGCCAACATTATTGAAGTAACCGCTACGGTAGGTAGTTTAAGCTTAGCCATGCCACCTGCAACCCAAGTATCAACAGGGCAGGCAATGATTATCCGTAATATTGGTTCAAATACGTTTACCGTTACCGATAATAGTGGCGGTTCGATTGTATCGATTGCTTCAGGTATTGCACAATATATTTATGTAACCAACAATACAACTACGGCAGGAACTTGGGCTACGGTTACCTTTGGTGCAGGAACTTCTAGTGCCAACGCAGCTTCCCTAGCGGGATACGGTTTAACGGCTATAGGAACAACGCTAAATCAATCCTATGGGGTTACAGCGTATTATTCCAATGCAACGATTCCAACCACTTCTAGGGCGCAATTAATTACATGGAGTGGTGGTGTAGGAACATTGACTTTACCTGCATCAGGAACTGCAGGGGCAAATTGGTTTTGTATGTTTAAAAACATTGGAACAGGAATTTTAACCCTACAGCCTTCAGGAACGGATACGATTGATGGGAACACCTATCAACAATTACAGTTAACAGAATCGATTGTTTTAGTGGATAACGGTTCAGGATGGAATTCTTTTGGATATGGGCGTTCAAATGCGTTTGCCTATACCGAATTAGCGTTAACGGTTACAGGTGGAACAACCACTTTAACTTCAGCACAAGCTGCGAATACTATTCAAATTTATACAGGAACACTTACAAGCAATCAAATCTTGATTGTTCCCCAAACGGTTCAGTTATATACCATTACGAACAATACGACAGGTTCATATACCTTTACGGTAAAAACAAGTGCTAGTGGTGGTGCTACGGTAACGATTGCACAATCTACATCCCTTGTATTGATTTGTGATGGAACAAACGTCTACAACGCAGCGAGTGGTTCTGCAAGTACGATTAATTCGCTTACTTTGGGTAATGGTTCATTATCCGTACCATCGTTAAAGTTTTCAGGTGATTTGAACACAGGTTTATATTTACCTACATCATCCAATTTAGGGGTGGTTGTTAACAATACACAAATAGCACAATTTTTAACGACAGGCTTAACCATTACAGGCGTTGGTATCTTTAGTGGCGGAATAGGGGCAGGGACGTTCTAATGAGCGCTAAAGTTTTTACCCTACTAAGCATCAAGTCTGGGATTCAAAGGGATGGAACGATATTTTCATCGTTTCGGTATGTTGATGGATTGTGGGTGCGTTTTCAAAGGGGTTTACCTCGTAAAATCGGTGGTTATAACGCTTTGTTCCAAAACGCTACAGGTATAAGTCGTGGTTTAATCATGCAAGCCATACAAGGTATTAACTATATCTATAGTGGGCAAAGTAACGGTGTATTTGCATGGCAAACCAACAATTGGAACGGACAAGGTTCAGGTCCAACAACCGTTAGCTTATCTTCTGCATTTACAGCCAATTCTGATAATTTGTGGCAATGGGATGTTGTATATGATGCAGGGGGAAGTGGTCAATTAACCGTTTTAGGACACCCAGGGCAGAATCTTACCAACATTGATAACACCAATAAAACACCTGTAATGGTAGGACAATTTCCGTATGGAAACATGACCAAGATGGGTATTTTTACGGCATCTACGGTATTAAATAGCACGGTTACGGCAACCATAACCCCTGCTAATTTATTGATTGGTATTGGGCAATCGGTAAGTGGTACAGGGATTCAAGCAAATACTACCATTACCAACGTACAACAAACGGCAAATCAAACCACAATTACCTTATCTTTGCCTGCAACAAGCACATCCACACAAACCTTAACCTACGATAATAATATTTCGATTTCAGGTGGTGTATGCGTGTTGTATCCGTATGTGTTTGTGTATGGTGAAAATGGATTGATTCAAAACAATAGTGCAGGAAACTTACAAAATTGGGTAGGTGCGGATGCTAATGCGAACAACGTATCAGGTACGAAGGTCGTAAAAGGAATGCCACTAAGGGGTGGAACAACATCCCCCGCAGGTTTATTTTGGAGTACCGACCAATTAACAAGGGTTACCTATGCCCCACAAAACGTAGGAACATCTACCGTTTATTGGCGTTACGATATTATTTCAACACAAACATCGATTATGTCAAGCCAATGCGTGATTGAATACGATGGTATTTACTATTGGGTGGGGGTTGATAGATTCTTAATGTATAACGGAGTTGTTCAAGAAATACCAAATGATATTAATCAAAATTATTTCTTTGACAATTTAAACTACTTTCAACGCCAAAAGGTGTGGTGTACGAAGATTCCACGGTATGGTGAAATATGGTGGTTTTATCCATCGGGTAGTGCTACGGAATGCAACAATGCGATTATCTATAATGTGCGTGAAAAAGTTTGGTACGATGCAGGTTTTGCGATTGGTGCAAACCGTAGTGCAGGATACTTCTCGGAAGTGTTTCGCTTTCCGATATGGGCGGATAATCAATTATCGGGCTATTACATGAGTTCGGTTGCTATTGTTGTTGGTGGTACAAATTATGCCGTAGGAGATACAATTCAGGTGAACGGTGGAACAGGTGCTTCTGCTTTATTAACTATATCTTCGGTAAGTGGTGGTGTAGTTACAGGGCTTACAATTATTGAGGGCGGTAATTATTCATCTATTTTTAGTGGCACATTAACAACTACGGCTCGTGCGCCATCTAATGGAACAGGATTACAGATATCGTTTACATTAAGCCAATCGTATAATATTTGGCAACATGAATTTGGTGTTGACCAAGTGGTTGGAACAACGGTAGATGCGGTGCAATCGTATTTTGAAACCAATTCACTAGGATGGGTAAACGGTGGTATTGGTAATCCAAGTGCGGTTGGTGATAATGCATGGATGAGATGTGAAAAGGTAGAACCTGATTTTGTACAAAATGGGCAAATGAGTTTGTATATTAAGGGTAAGGGGTATGCGGATGATGTAGATGTAACGAGCCAATTATCACCGTATACGTTTGACCCTAGTACCTTGAAGATTGATATGAAAGAACAGTATCGTGAAATGCGAATGCGGTTTGAAAGTAATACCTACGGTGGCAATTACCAAATGGGTAATGTATTAATCCACGCTGATGTTGGCGATGTAAGGGGAACAGGTAATCCATGATAACGTTTGACGCTCGGAATATGACGTGGGATTATTGGTGTGCTTTGATGGCAGGATTATTTGCATCCAATCAATTGGGTACGATTACGGAAGATAGGTGGCGTGAATGGGCGGATGGCATGAACGGGATAGGGTATTTTGTGCAAAATGGCGTGCCTGACCATCGAGGATTTGAAACATGGCAAGATTGGGCAACTAGCTTAGTTGGAATCATGAATGTAAACAATTTAAACACGAATTATTAATATGACACCAAGTGAAATCATAACTGCTGATGCAAAAAGAAATGGGTTAAATCCAGAATATTTTTTAAAAGTGGTAGCACATATCGTAAAACACAAACTTG